CGAGGAGGACGGGCACGTGGGACGCTGGCCGGCTGGACCGCCTGGTGGCCCATGCCCGGGAGGTCTACCGCTGGGAGCTGATGCCCTGGGCGGTGTGGGTGTTCGCCCACCTGGTCGCGTGGCGGTCGGAGGGCGATGCGCCGGCCTGCCGGATCGTGGTCCTCCAGGTCGCCCGCGGCGTGGGCAAGACGCAGATGGCCGCCATGCTCTCGTCCTGGACGGTGGAGGAGGCGGCTAGGGCAGGGCGAACGAACACCGAGGTCGTGGTTCTGGCCACGCAGATGGACAAGGCGGCGCTGGTCCAGGAACGCATCCGCGAGGCCATCGGCGAGGACGGCGTCTGGGAGTTCTACGGCGGCAAGATGTCGACGGTGGGCGCCCTGGCCACGCACCCGGGCGGGTCGATCAAGTGCCGCCCGTCGACGGTAAAGAACGCCGACGGCATCACGCCGACGCTCATCATCTGCGACGAGGCCGCCCGCATGGACGAGACCTTCACCCGGGCGATCACCAGCATGACCAAGGTGCGGGGCGCCCAGATGCTGGTCATCACGACCCCGGACGCTCGCCAGTACGAGCGGCCCTACGGGTCGATGATCCGCGGCATCGAACGGGCCTACGACGCGGGCGAGGATCTGCCCGTGTCGACGGTCGGAATGATCTACGGCATCGACGCATCGGACGCTCCGGACGACCCGGCTGCATGGGTGAAGGCCTGCCCGACGATGGGGGTCCACCAGACCGAGGCCGAGTACCGCCTGGTGATGGCGCAGACTCTCCTGTCCGGCAAGCCGTCCGACCGCGAGGAGTGGTACACGCAGCAGCTGGCGACTTTCGCCGACGACCTTGCCGGCGGCCTGCCGCTCGGCCTGTACGACGCCTGCGTGGAGCCGTGGGATCTCGCCCAGGCGGCAGGCCTGCCGGCCGTGGTGGCCGTCGACTTCAGCCAGGGCGGCTGGTCGACGAACCACCAATTTGACCTTACGAGCTTGAACGTCGCCGTCTGGGACGGCACCCGGCTCCTGTCCAGGAGCTGGCACTACTGGGCGGGCAACGACATCGCCGCCGACGAGGTCCGCAGCCGGCAGCCCTTGCGCGAGTGGCGCGACAAGGGGCTCATCACGGTCGTCGGCCCAACGGTCGACTACAGCGTGATTGAACGCCAGCTCGAAGCCATCGCCCGCCACGTGGACCTGAAGTTCTTCGTCGCCGACCCCGCCGGCAAGGCGGCCGCCTGGTGCGATTCCATGGAGAAGCGGCACGGCTGGCAATGGAGCAGGGCGCCGCAGAACACCGTTTTCATGGGTTCCGCCTGGGCGGTGTGGGCCGACATGATCCGGGGCAAGCGAATCCAATTCGACCGGGACCCGGTGCTCCGCGCCAACCTCGCACACACCCGTCTCCGGCCCGGAGACACGGGGTTGTTCGTCCCGAGCAAGGGGCGCAGCGACTCCAACATCGACGCCGTGACCGCCTGCTGCATGGCGGTGAAGGTGATGAACGACCGCGAGATGCTGACCGAGTCGATGTACGCCGACGCCTCGCGGATCAGTTTCTAGGAATCTCTGCGGAGGTTCCACGTAATCGCTTGAAGTCCGTGCCGCAATCCTCGCAAATTCCGGGATGGGAATCTTCGGCAGCCTCTTCGGCCTCAAGCGACGCATCGCCGTCGGCTTTGACGCCCCTGCCATGTGGGTCTCCTCGTCGGTCTCGGAGCTCCCCGCGGTCCAGCGGTGCGTCTCCCTGATCGCCGGCGACGTTGCCCGCTGCCCGATCCTGCTGCGCGACTCGGCCGGCAACGCCGTGTCCGACCCCGCGGTGGAGGAGCTGCTGTCCGGCCAGGCGCAGGGCCAGTACCTGACGGGCTCCGACTTCCGCCGCTGGATGGCTGCCGAGGCGCTGCTGACGGGCAATTCGTTTGCCCAGATCGTGACCGACTCGCTCGGCCAGCCGGTGGCCTTTCGCCCAATCTCCAGCCAGTCGATGTCCATGCGCGAGGACACCGACGGCACCCTGCGCTGGTACTACCAGGAGCAGGAGGTGGACTACTCGGCGGTCCTGCACTTCAAGGGCACGACCTCCATCGGGAACCCGTACTGGGGCGCCTCGCCGCTCGGCGCGATCAAGACCGCCGCCGAGTCCGCGGCCGACATCGAATCGTCCATCAAGGCGTGGGCCAAGGCCGGCTGCCAGCAGAAGAACGTCTTCAGCCACCCGGGCCAGATGCGCCCGGACGTCCGCGACCAGATGCGGACGGCCTTCACGCTCCAGCACCTGACCCCGGGCGCGGCCTCGCTGCCCGTCTTCGTCGGCGAGGGGATCAAGATCGAACAGATGTCGCCCACCTGGGCGTCCGACGTCGCCGCCATGCGCGGGTCGGCCTCGAAGCTGGTGGCCAACGCCTTCGGCGTCCCGGCCGCCTACCTCGACATGAGCGACGCTAGGACGCAGCCCGAGGTCGCCCAGGCCTACGTCAGCGGGTGCCTCGAAGTGTGGGGCCGGAACTTCGAGGCCGAGATCACGTCGAAGCTCTGCCGGCCCGGCGTCCGCGCCTCGTTCGACTGGACGCCCGTCACGCAGGGCGACTTCCGAACCGCAGGCCGCGCCTACGCGCAGCTCACCCAGGTCGGCGTCCTTGCCCCGAACGACGTTCGCCGCCGGCTCGGCTTCGAGCCGTGGCCCGGACTGGACGAGCCGAAGCCCGTGATGCCAGGCATGGCCGAGGCACAGCCGCAGGAGGAGCCCGATGCGTGAGATCCGCGCCAACCTGGTCCCCAGCGAAGACGGCAAGATCCGCGGCCTCGCCGCGGTTTGGGATTCGTGGTCGCACCTCATCACCGAGCGTGGCCGCACGTTCCGCGAGCGGATCAAGCGCGGCGCCCTGAAGCCCGACCCCGAGGGTGTGTCGCTCTGGTGGATGCACGACCACAAGGCGCCTCTCGCCAACGAACGCTCAGGCACCCTGAAGATCACCGAGACCGACGAAGGCCTCGCCTTCGAGGCCGACATCGGCACCACGCAGCGGGCCGAGGAGATCCGCGACCTCGTCCGTCGCGGCGTCGTGTCCCAGATGTCCATCGGCTTCATCGCCGACAGCGACACGTGGGACGGCAAGACGTCACGAACCATCACCGGCGCACGGCTCCACGAGGTCTCCCTGGTGGAGACGGGCCGAGCGGCTTACCCCACCACTTACGCAAACGCACGAAAGCAGAAGGAACGCACCATGTCGCTTCGCGAGAACCGCTCGAAGGTCGAGCAGCTGAAGGCCGAGTACCCCAACGCCACCGATGAACGCCAGCTCCAGATCCTGGAGGAAGTGGGCGACCTGGAGGAGATGATCGCCGCCGAGCGGTCGGCCTTCGACCAGAAGCTCAAGGCCGCCCCGGCCGCCGTCGCCGCGCCGTTCGTCCACACGAACCGCATCGCCTCCAAGCCGAAGGACGAGCTCCGCGAGTGGTTCCGCGGCGGCTTCCGCTCCGAACGCGCCACGTCGCTGGCCATGACCACGTCTGGCAGCGCAAACACCGCCATGGGCGCCGACGCGACCATGCCGATGCTGTCGAACGAGTTCGTGAAGGCGCTGGACCAGGAGTCCGTCATGCGGACCCTGGCGACCGTGGAGACGCGCGGCGCCGACACGGACGTCGCGATCATCTCCGGCCGGCTCACGGCCTCGCTGATCGCCGAAGGCGCGGCGTACTCGAAGCAGGACATGGACACCACGAAGGTGTCCTTCACCTCCTACAAGTCGGGCGTCTTCACGGACATCACCGAGGAGGCCCTGCAGGACACCGTGTGGGACCTCGCCGGGAACGTCGTGCAGGAGCACGGCCGCGCCCACTCGCGCCTCTGGGAAGGCTTCTACGCCACGGGCACGGGCTCCAGCCAGCCGCAGGGCGCCTTCGCGGCGACCTGGGGCACGACCCACGACACGGCGGCGGTCGGCCTCCCGACCGTGGACGACCTCGTCAAGGCGGCCTACAAGCTGAACCCGGCGTACATGGCGTCGGCCGTCTGGCTGATGAACCAGGCGACCTGGGCGAACGTTGTGGCCACCGCCACCAGCGGCAAGTACCTCCTCAACGGCGAGAACGGGAACATCCTCCGCGACGGCGCGGTCGCCCTGTTCCTCGGCAAGCCGGTCTACATCTCGGAGTTCGCGCCCACCGCCGCCACGGCCAGCACCATCTCGGTCCTGTTCGGCGACTTCAAGCGCGGATACCGGATCGTGGACCGTTCGACGGTGTCCTTCACCGTGGACGACATGAGCCAGCGTTCGTCGGGCCTCATCCGCTACAGCTCGCGGATGCGGTCGGACGCCCGTGCGGTGGACCTGTCGGCCGTCGTCCGTGTCCGCGTCAAGCCGTCCTGATTCAGTCTCCCCCGGAAGCTCCTGGGGCGGGGTCCACGCGCCCCGCCCCGGGAGTATTTGAGGTGCCAGGATGCCGAAGCCGACGGTCGCGCAATGCCGAGACTGGCTGAAGATCCCGCATACGCAGGACGACAGCCAGCTCACCATCTGCCTGGACGCGGCATGGACTGAATGGACCGACAGCACCGGGCGAAGCGAGGCCGAGATCACCCCGGCCGAGTTCACGGCCGTGCTCGAGCGGGTCG